TTGTCATCCTCGTCCGTCGGTGGTATCCTCCTCGGGGTTACCATGATCGGACTGGGATTATACTTTGGCAAACGATAAATCATCAATCTCGGGCTACGTACGTGGCCTGTACTCTTACCAACCACTGGCCCTCGACGAGGAGCGTAAACTGTCCGGGATGATACAGGCAGGAGACAGACCCTCGCTCGAGCGCTTGGTCAATCACAACCTCAGATTCGTCGTATCCGTCGTGAAAACAACCCCCGAGTGGCGCTACAGCGTGGTGCCGCACGAGGACCTGATCGCGATGGGCAACGAGGCGCTGTTCAAGGCGGCGAGGAAGTGGGTCCCCAAGAACAACGCACGGTTCGCGACGTACGCGAAGCCGTTCATCATACGAGGGGTCCGTAGGGCGATTGACAACGAGTGGGGTCTGATCCGCCTGCCCGTGAATGTATCCGAAGAGATACGCCGTGTGAAGTACGCGGAAAGGTACCTGATGCAACGACTCGGGCGCGAGCCAACCAACGAGGAGGTCGCGCAAGAGGCCAAGACCCACCCGGACAGGGTGGTACAACTGAACAACCTGATCGCCCGGGGGCCGATATCCCTCGAGTCGTTCAGCCCCGAAAACTTTCAAGAGGAAGACGAAGAATGAAGGAATACCAATTCACAAACGACTGGTTCGGCGTGGCACGAAACATGTGGCCCTCGCTGATCAAACACCTGCCCGACAACAAATCGTTCCTAGAGATCGGATCGTGGGAGGGCAGGGCCACGGTATGGATCGCGGAGAACATGGCCGCGGAGATGGACGCGATGATCACCTGCGTGGACACGTGGCAGGGCGGCGAGGAGCACGATCCAAACGAGATGAACGGTGTCTTCGCCCGGTTCAGCGCGAACATGAGCGCGCTCGCGGACAACCAAAAGGAGCGTGGCAGGAACATCCTAATCCGCGCGATCCGGAGCACGTCCGTGTTTGGCTTGGCGGAGTTAATCCAAGAGGAGCGCACGTTCGACTTTATCTACATCGACGGCTCGCACATCGCCAGGGATGTCCTGGTCGACGCCTGCATGTCGTGGCCCATGCTCAAGAACGGTGGGGTCATGGTCTTCGACGACTACATGTGGGCCGGCTCGCCCCTGCTACTGCACCGTCCCAAGCCCGCGATCGACGCGTTCACCTCGATCTTCGGGCAGGAACTGCTGCTCCTGCACAACGGCTATCAGGTCGCAATTAAAAAGGTGACACCATGAGCAAGGTCGTACTGACGGAGGTGCACAACGAGTCGGGGGATCTGGTCAAGATCGTGGCGACGGACAAGTGGGGCGAGCACGCCTACGACTTCCTGTGGACTCAGGACGAGCCGAACACTCCCGAGAACCGGCACGAGTTCCGTCGGTGGGTCAACCGGTTCCTCGAGAACAAGGGGATGGCGTAAACTTGTCCGGACAAATGCACAGGTTGCACAGGTCGCACAGGTCTAAGTGCACCTACCTATTCTTTTTTTCTTCTTCTGTTAAAATAAAAGAAGAAATAAGTGGGTTTAGACCTGTGCGACCTGTGCAACCTGTGCAGTAAATTTCATAATGTGGAACGACCATGGAAAAACCAACAAAAATTGACGTCGACTTCGAGCGGATACCGTTCGAGTTAAAGAGGATCCCACGCTGGGTTATGTGGAGATTCGTGGAGATCGGCGAGGGCGAGAGCCGGCGCTGGTCCAAACTGCCCGTGCAGTCGAACATGCACGCGGCGAGCAGCACCAACCCCGGGACGTGGACAGACTTCCTCTCAGCCCAGAACGCGTACCAGACCGGCAAGTTCGACGGGGTGGGGTTCGTCTTCGACGGCACCGACGGCCTCGTGGGCGTGGACCTGGACGACTGCTACGCGGAGGGGCAGTTTACGAGCCCCGAGGCGGCCCAAATTGCCTCGGAGGTAGACGGGTACATGGAGGTCTCACCGAGCGGCACAGGCGTCAAGATATTCACCCTGGCGGCTATCCAATCAGCGCACGTAGACCACGAGAAGGGTCTGGAGATCTACCCACGCGGGCGCTACTTTACGGTGACGGGCCAACACATCAAGGGGGCCATACCCGAGTCCCCAATTGATCTGTCCCCATTTATACCGGAGAGGTCTGTCCGCGTGACCGGGGACTCGTTCGCGGACTACTCGCCGCCCGTGGCAGAGTACGACGTCGCACGCGTAGAGTCAGAGCTGCTCGCGCACTTGGACGCCAACTGTGGCTACTCGGAGTGGCTCCGGGTTGGCATGGCCCTACACCACCAGTTCAACGGCGACGTCGAGGCCTGCGAGGCGTGGGACCGCTGGTCGTCGACCACCACCGGGAGCTACCACCCCGGCGAGTGCGCCCGGAAGTGGGACAGCTTCACCAAGGGCAAGGGATCGACCCTGCGCTCGATCATATTCGAGGTCAACCAGGTAAAGAAGGGCGAGGCGCTCGCCAGGGGTGAGATCGTGCTAGACCCCGCGCCTCTGAACCACGCGGCGGAGTACCTGGAGTCGGAGCACACGAACGAGGAGGGGACGACGCTCGTGCACTACGCGGCGGAGTTCTTCAAGTACACTGGCAACTGCTACGAGCCCGTCGAGGACGCGACCATCCGCTCGAAGATGTACAACTTCTTGAACAAGTGCAACAAGACAGACCGCCGCGGGAACCTGATACCGTTCGCCCCGACGCCGCCTTTGGTGAGCGCCGCGATCGACGCCCTGCAGGCCACGGTCCACCTACCACAGAGCGCGCACTCGCACCCGCCGGTGTGGCTAGATGGGTTCGGCAAGAACAAGCCCGAGGCCTCGAAGTTGATCAGCCTGAAGAACGGGCTATTCCACCTCGAGGACTCGGTGCTCCTGCCGCACACGCTAGGTTTCTTCACGCTGAACAGCCTCCCGTTCGAGTACGACCCGGAGGCGAGCTGCCCGGTGTGGGAGGGGTTCCTCGGGCAGCTGTGGGGGCACGACCACGAGTCGGTGGACACGTTGCAGGAGATCTTCGGCTACATACTCTCGGGTGAGACCGACCAGCAGAAGTTCTTCAACGTAATAGGCCCGCGCCGAAGTGGCAAGGGTACGATCAACAAGGTGCTCGTGGACCTGCTAGGTCAGCACAACACGGTCGCGCCAGAATTAGGAGAGTTATGTGACACGTTCGGACTACAGCCATGGTTGGGCAAGTTACTTGCATCGTTTACGGACGCGAGGGCGCCGGAGAGGAATCGCTCTGCTGTTGTTTCTCAGCTTCTGCGTATTGTTGGTGGCGATACCGTCACTGTGAACCGCAAGAACCGCGAGGCGTGGAACGGCTACCTGCCGACGCGTATTGTGATCTACTCGAACGAGGTCATGCAGTTAACCGAGAACAGCAACGCGCTCACGGGACGGATGATCGTGCTCAAGATGACCAACTCGTTCTACGGCCGCGAGGATACACAGCTATCCTCCAAGCTGAAGGCCGAGCTCTCGGGCATATTCAACTGGAGCATGGATGGCCTGCGGCGTCGCAAGGCGCGGGGCGGCAAGTTCGTACAGCCGGCGTCGGGCACGGAGCTCTTGCACGTGATGGAGGAGCTCTCGAATCCGTTGGGGACGTTCATCGAGGACACTTTGGTTCTCGACGACAGGTCCAGCATCAGCAAGGACGACCTGTACCACGTCTTCAAGCGGTGGGCCACGGCCCGAGGGATACACCCCGGCACGGACCTGACATTCAAGCGCCAGTTCTTGGCGGCGACGAGTGACAAGCCGATACGGATCACGCAGACGAGCAGCGGCGAGTCAAGGGTTCGCGTGTATCAAGGGATACGATTCCAGGAGCGCGCCCAGCAGTACGTGGACAGCGTTAACAACTCTCTCATGAGCGAGGACTTTTTATGATAATCGGAATAGGATCAGACATAGTCAGCATAGAGCACGTCGCCAACTGCTACAAAAAGCAGTCCTGGGCGTTCGTGCACAGGATCCTGGGCAAGCTCGAGCTGGACTACTTCGCGCAGATCTCCGACAACCGCGCGATGTCGGTGAGCTACCTGGCTCGCCGGTTCGCGGCGAAGGAGGCCGCGCTGAAGGCGCTAGGCACGGGCATCACCCCGGAGATGGACCTGAGAGACGTCCAAATACTGAACGACACCAAAGGAAAACCCGAGCTGCACATAGAAAAGCCCGGATTGTTTCCAAACCGCGCGCACGTTACAATCACGGACAATCACCGCGACGTTGTCGCGTTCGTCATACTGGAGAAAACATGAACCAACTGCACCCGTCAGGCATGACCCAGGAGCGCTGGGACTGGCCGTTTAAAACAGACGAGGAGCGCAAGCTCGTCGTTAAGTACTTCAAAAAGCAGGGCAAGGTAGACCCGGTCCAAGAGTACGGGGAGGCGCCGCTATGAGCATCGCAGGACGAATCGGGAAGTGGACGTCAAGGGCCGCGATCGAGGAGGCGCTTCAGCACGTGGGCGACGAGGACCCGGTCATCATCGTCAGCATCAGCAGGTCCGACCAGCAGATGCGCTACTGGACCGCTAACAGCACCAACATGGAGGCTAACTGGATGGCTGACAACATCAAGGACGACGTCATGGGAGGGCGGCTATGAGCAAGGCTGAGTACTATGATGAAGACGACGACATTCAAGTTTACAAAAAACATCGACATGAAGGAGAAGAACACATGACAGACGTCGTAAACCACCCGCCGCACTACAAGGACGGTGGGATCGAGACCATCGACTACATAGAGGCCAAGAAGTTTAACTACAACCTCGGCAACGTGATCAAGTACCTCACCCGCGCCGGTAAAAAATCAGAGTGCCCGATTGAGGACCTCAAAAAAGCGCAGTGGTACCTCGGCCGTGAAATTTCAAACCTGGAGAAGAACAAGTGAACCTAGTAGAAAAACAATACATCGTCACAAACGGAGGCGCCGGAGAATTCTTACTCTGGATGCTGCTCGTGATCGTGGTTGGAATTTTAGTTGGCATGCGGGAGGACAAGAATGGCAGAGGCAGGTAAGGGATCCCGGCACCGCCCGGTGCTGGACCAGGCCACGTTCGACAAGAGCTGGGACCGCATATTCGGCGGCACCAGCTCCCCGTGTGTGGACGTGTGCGACATGGACTACGCGGCGAACATATGCCGCGGCTGCTACCGTACCATGGACGAGATCTCCGCGTGGGGATTCTCAAACGAGGACGAAAAGCAGCGCATCCTCAAGAACACAGAGGAGCGCAAACGACATGCCAAAAGTAACCACGCTTAGTCTTTCAGACCTGCTCAAGTCGCAGACCCAGACCGACTCCGACATAGCATTCGCAAAGGTCATGGAGCTCATGGAGCAGCACGGGGTCTGCTACTGTCGATTCACAATGGCGGATGGGGTTCAGATCATCAGCCCCCGCTACAATCAACGCATATCAGGGGTTATATCGGATGCCTAAGAACTGGGGTTACTATCACGTGGACTGCGGTCACTTCCCGTCGCAGATCAAGCTGTGCTTTTCTAACGAAATGTTCCAGAGGGTCCTGGCGGATCACGGCATCACAGAGAAGGCCACCGCGCTCGACGAGGGAATCGCCGAGACGCACTACCTGACCGACGGCAAGCACGCCGTGATCATCATGGCGTTCGACCTGAAGGAGTGCGTGGACGAGGACCCGGCGTTCCTGGCCGGAGTCATAGCGCACGAGGCGACCCACTGCGTGTGCAGGATATTTGAGCACATCGGCGAGGCACCGGACGAGATCGGCGAGGAGTCGCGCGCTTACCTGACCGAGCACATCGTCAAGCAGATCACGACGGGCATCCAAGTGGAGATTGAGAAGAATGCTAGAAAAGAGAATCGAGCAGCATCTAAGCAAAAGGGTCAAGGAGCTGGGGGGTCTCAGCCTAAAGTGGATAAGCACGATAACGGGGGTCCCGGATCGGATTGTGTTTCTGAAAAATCAGATCCACCTGGTCGAGCTAAAAACAGAGAAGGGAAAGCTGTCAGCAAGGCAGCACGTCGTGTTCAAAGAATTATCAGATCTAGGGTTTCCGGTAACCGTATTAAAATCTAAGGAGGACGTTGATGAGTTCATCCTACAGAAAAGCTTACAGTACAAACTACCTTTCAACAAAAAAGGGTCACCTAAAGGTTTACAAAAACGCTGCGATGCAAAGGGCTAGATTAAAAAACATACCATTTAATTTAACGATTGGGTACGTTGAGTCTATAGCAACGGATGAGTGCCCTGTTTTTAAGATGCCATTTGTCTGGGGAGTATCCGGCAAGGGCAGTGGTAATACCAAAGGACCTAATGCCCCATCTCTCGACAGAATAATACCAGAGCTTGGATATGTTGAGGGGAACGTTGTGTTCATCTCTCACTTGGCCAACAAGATAAAACAAGACGTCACCGAAAAAGAACTGTACGCCGTAGCCGACTGGCTACACGACAAACGAAAGGAAGTACTAAATGCTTTCAAAGAACAACCTACACCCGTACCAAGACCGCCTGATACACCTGGCCGGAAGGGTCCCGCACATGGGGCTGTTCATGGAGCCCGGGCTGGGAAAGACTGTGACGGCTCTCAGCATCATCAAGGAGAATTCTTCGGGGCGGACACTGGTCATTGCGCCTAAGCGCGTCGCCGAGTCTGTGTGGGCCCAAGAGTGCCAAAAGTGGGACCACCTCAAGGACCTGCGCGTGATCAAGATCATGGGATCTCAGCGCGAGCGACTAACCGCGCTGCACCAGTTTAACTGTGACGTGTTCATCGTCAACGTCGAGAACGTGCCATGGCTCGTCGACAACTGGATATCTGGGTTGTTTGAAAATTTGATCGTGGACGAGAGCTCGCGATTCAAGGACCCGAGCACTAAGCGGTTCAAGGCGATCAAGAAGGTGCTTAACGAGTTCAAGCGCCGGCTCATCCTAACCGGCACGCCAACTCCGCAGGGCATGGGCGACCTTTGGTCCCAGGTTGGCATCTTGGACCGCGGCGAGCGGCTGGGTAAGACCCTCACCGCGTTCCGTGACACGTACATGTACGC